CTGGTATCAATAGGAAGGACCGAAGTCCCTCCTATGGTTAGCTGCGCATGGCGTTGCGTAGTGACTTGCCAATCATGGCGCGGACACGCAGCACGTCGGTGTGCTTGTCTGGATCGTCCTCCTTCAGCTTGGCGAGGTCTTCAGCATATAGTCCCATGCACCACATGATGTACTCGACGCCGTACTTAGAGTATGTGTCTTCCATATCAACTCCTTAGTTAAAAAGAGGGGCCGAAGCCCCTCGTGTTATCGCTTGTAGCGGACTGCTACTGTCTTGCCAAACAAGTTGGCTACCTTGGCAAACACGTCCTTGTTAGGGTAGGCATACATCCAACCCTTAGCGCTTGCCAACGTCCAAGCCTTGTGCGTCTTGGTCATGTCACCCCATGTCACTGTCACTGTGTACATATATGTACTCCTTAGTTCTGCATCACACTGTGTGCTGCATTGAGTACAGAATGCCATGAAATGTGCTCATAAGTAAAGTTTGGCAGGGGGACGCCCCCCACCCCCCACCCCCCAAGGCCTGCAATGGGTCCCCCCGCTTACCCCATACCCCCTAACATAGACAAATAACCCCACATTTTTTCAAATCTCGACCCCACCCCCTATCGAATTACACATGCCGGTCAATCCAAAAATATATAAAAACACCCCCCGGTAGGATTCCTTACCTCCTCCCCTTGCACAAAGATATATTTACGTGTTACATTAAAATCTACTGCCGAAGGAGCCTTCGCTGACATGGACCAGATAATGCCGAATATCGAGGAGAACATTCCTCTGCCACAGAACGCGAAAGAAGCGTTCCCAGACCTATCGCCTGCCGAAGAATTGCAGATGCGAGCCAACGTCATCAAGCTCATGGCCGACCTCACAGGTCAGCAGATATCCCCCACCAAAGATAACGCCGCACAAGCTACAGAGTTAGCTCGTCAAATGGCGCAAGACCCCAAACATAGACCCGAGTTTGCCAAGTACCCAAACGAGACACTAGCCTATCTTGCAGGTATGGTTGCTCAGATGAACGTCTCTATCGTAGAAGAGTTGTCGGATTTCAAACTCTACGTAGTTAACAAGCTCGTGCATGAAATCGAACACACTCGTGACCCCAAAGCACGCCTTATGGCAATAAGAAACTTGGGAGAAGTAGATGGTGTAGATGCGTTTAAGAAACGTACTGAAATCACACACAAACTTATGTCACCTGAGGAAGTCGAAAAAGAACTTTTAGAGACTCTAAATAGTTTAGAAAATAAGATCATCGACGTAGAAGCACGCGAAGTAGTAAAGCATGAGTCAGAACCTGACGCCTGAAGCTATTTTTAAGTTGCGACAGGCCATGCCAAGCATGCCTGATAAGCAGCGACGCCGCACGCTCGACCTCTTAAAAAGGTACGACGCCAACATGACCCAGAGTATGGGTAAGGAGAGCTTTCTTGATTTCATTAACCACGTATATCCGGGATATAAAGTCGGACCTCACCACCTTAAACTTATACAAATTTTTGAAGATATCGCTGCGGGTAAGAAAAAACGGGTTATTGTTAATATCGCTCCGCGACATGGTAAGTCAGAACTTATATCCTATCTCGCTCCTGCATGGTTCTTGGGTAAGTATCCACAGAAAAAAATCATCATGGGTTCCCACACGGCAGATTTGGCTGTTAACTTTGGCCGTCGTGTGCGTAACCTCGTTGGATCGGAAGCTTATAAGGGCATATTTCCGCAAGTAGAGTTGCAGTCTGACTCAAAGTCTGCATCAAGGTGGGGGACGAACTTTAATGGTGAATACTTTGCAATCGGTGTCGGTGGCGCTCTTGCTGGTCGCGGGGCTGATCTTTTTATTATTGACGATCCTCATTCTGAGCAAGAGGCTAAAACTGGAAGGGCCGATGTATTTCTCCCTGCTTGGGATTGGTTTCAGTCTGGTCCTCTCCAGCGGCTTATGCCGGGTGGCGCAATTGTTATTGTTATGACTCGTTGGTCCAAATTGGACCTGACGGGCATGATTGTTAAGCAAACTGAGCAGAATGAAGACGTTGATTCGTGGGAAGTGGTTGAGTTTCCTGCAATTAAAGATGACGGACAGGCACTTTGGCCTGAATTCTGGGACGTTGAGGAATTATTAGCCAAAAAAGCGGCTCTGGACATCCGTTATTGGAACGCTCAGTACATGCAGAAGCCTACTTCTGAAGAGGGTGCGCTAATTAAACGGGAATGGTGGCAGATTTGGGAGAAAGAAGACCCTCCCCAGTGTGATTTCATCATTATGTCGCTTGATGCTGCACAAGAAGCCAACAACAGGGCTGATTACAACGCTTTGACGACGTGGGGCGTGTTTTTTAACGAAGAAACCAACAACTTCGCTATCATTTTATTGAACGCCATCAAGAAACGCATGGAGTATCCAGAGCTTAAAAAGCTTGTGCTTGAGGAGTACAGAGAGTGGCAACCAGATGCGTTCATGGTTGAGAAGAAATCTAACGGATCGGCACTGTATCAAGAGTTTAGACGCATGGGCGTGCCTGTAGGAGAGTTCACTCCGGGCAAAGGACAAGACAAGATAGCGCGTGTAAACGCCGTGTCTGACTTGTTTGCATCAGGCATTGTATTTGCGCCTGACCGCAGGTGGGCTAAGGAAGTCATAGAAGAGTGCAACGACTTCCCTGCTGGGACCAACGACGACTTGGTGGACTCCGCAACACTTGCACTGTTAAGATTCCGGCAAGGTGGGTTTCTACGCCTTCCGACAGATGAACCGGAAGATAATTTTTTAAAGCCATACCGCAAAAAAGCTGCGTACTATTAAGGACATATCATGGCGACAAATATGGATAAATCTCTGTATCAAGCACCGCAAGGACTTGATCAATTGAGTGCAGAGGAAGAACCAATCGAGATTGAAATTGAAGACCCTGAGGCAGTACGCATCAAAGCGGGGGACGTAGAAATTGAGATTGAGCCAACAGAAGATGACGATGAGTTCAGTAAAAACCTAGCTGAAGATATCCCTGAAGATGTTCTTGCCACACTCGCCAGTGAGTTGATCGGGGACTATGACACTGACGTAGCCTCCCGTAGAGACTGGATACAGACCTACGTCGATGGCCTAGAACTTTTAGGCTTGAAGATCGAAGAGAGATCAGAGCCTTGGCCCGGCGCTTGCGGCGTGTATCACCCCCTGCTGACTGAAGCGGTTGTGAAGTTCCAAGCCGAGACAATGATGGAGACGTTCCCTGCGATGGGGCCAGTGAAGACAAAGATCATTGGCAAAGAAACTCCTGAGAGGAAAAAGGCTGCGGAGCGGGTTCAGGAGGACATGAACTACCAGCTTACGGACGTGATGAAAGAGTACCGCCCGGAGCACGAGCGCATGCTCTGGGGCTTGGGCCTTGCGGGTAACGCGTTCAAGAAGGTGTACTACGACCCGGCTCTTGGTCGTCAGGTGTCTATGTATGCGCCAGCAGAAGATGTAGTTGTGCCATACGGTGCTTCAAGCCTTGCCGATGCGGAACGTGTTACGCACGTCATGCGCAAGAATAAGAACGATCTGAAGCGGCTACAGCATGAGGGTTTCTACCGAGACATTGATCTGGGGGAACCTACTCAGACGATGGATGAAGTAGAGAAACGCATCGCAGAGAAGATGGGCTTTCGCGCATCTCAGGATGACCGCTTCAAAATATTGGAGATGCAGGTTGACCTAGACCTCAAAGGCTACGAGCACAAAGACGACGACGGCGAAGAAACAGGCATAGCCATGCCGTATATCGTCACGATTGAGAAGGGCACAACAAACATCCTCGCAATCCGCCGCAACTGGGAACCCGACGACGATCTCTGCCAGAAGCGGACTCACTTTGTCCACTACGGCTACATTCCCGGCTTTGGCTTTTATTGCTTTGGCCTTGTTCACCTGATCGGCTCCTTTGCCAAATCAGGCACTTCTATCCTGCGTCAGTTGGTCGACGCTGGCACTCTGTCTAACCTGCCCGGCGGATTCAAAACTAGGGGTTTACGTACTAAGGGCGACGACACTCCCATATCTCCGGGTGAGTTCCGCGACGTGGACGTTCCTAGCGGCACGATGCGTGACAACATCATGCCCCTGCCGTACAAGGAGCCATCACAGGTCTTGGCGGCGCTGCTCAATCAGATCATTGAGGAGGGGCGCAAGTTCGCAGGTGCGGTGGAGTTGCAGACATCGGACATGAGCGCACAGGCTCCGGTGGGTACGACCCTCGCCATACTTGAGCGGCAGCTAAAAACGATGTCGGCTGTTCAGGCCCGCATCCACTACTCGATGAAGCAAGAGTTCAAGCTCTTGAAGGTGATCATCCGGGACTACACGCCGTCTACGTACAGCTACGAGCCAGAAGAAGGTGGTCGACGAGCCAAGCAGTCTGACTATGACATGGTGGACATCATCCCGGTGAGTGATCCCAACGCGGCGACGATGGCTCAGAAGGTTGTTCAGTA